GAACTGTTTAAGACCAAGAAGGCTTGCGTATTGCAGAAGGGAAAAATTAAAAAGATACCTGAGGATTGCGCACTAAAATTAAGACTGAGTGGTACTGTTTTGCCATATAATTGGGATGCTCGCAGAGCCAACGCTTTGCTGGGTAGCATGCATGTCGCCAGGACTGGAGTTCTTAGTTCGGAGCTGTTTAATGGGGTTGCACTCAGAACTGTACAAGGTCCAAGCAAGCAAGAAAACCAACAGAGAGAAGTCTGTGCGATTCTGGGTACTTTTGGAGCTGGGAAGAGCAGTTTACTCTCAAGATTATTTCCCAGATTAAAAGGGTGTGCTATTCACTTTGTCTCACCAAGGAAGGGTTTGGCCGCCGATATGCGGGGTTTGATGAGTTCCGCTCTCAATTGCACTGGTCCCGAAACAAAGATGAAGAAGGCTATTAGAAAAGCAAATTGGGAGGTTAGTACTTTTGAGCTTTTCCTTTTGAATGTTGACAAGATAAAAGATGGGACAACAGTTTTTCTTGATGAGATTCAGCTTTTCCCTCCAGGGTACTTAGACACTGTATGTGGCCTTTTGAGTGACGGTTGTGAAATCTTTGTGATTGGTGACCCCTGTCAAAGTGATTATGACTCGGAGAAAGATAGATCAATCCTGACTGAACTCGGTAGTGATGTTGATAGGTTACTCTTAGGCAAGGATTATAAGTATGTGAACACCAGTAGGCGCTTTGGGAACGCCCGTTTCGAAGGTCGGTTGCCCTGTAGTTTTTTGACGGGAACATTGACTTTTGATGAGCCATTTGTTTGCCAGAATGGCTTGAATGGTGCACTAGAGGTGGATAGGAAGTTTCGAGAGGTGGTTCTCGTCTCGAGCTTTATGGAGAAACATGTTATTCAGGCCATCTATGGGGAATCACAGGAAGTGCTTACATTTGGCGAAAGTACTGGGCGTACTTTCAACTTTGGTACACTGCTCATAAGTGAATCATCAATCTTGACTTCAGAGAAGAGGTGGTTGACGGCTCTATCAAGGTTTCGGAAGAACATTTGCTTCTTGAATGCACTCGAATCCAGTTTCGATGAAATTGCCAAGAGATTTAGTGGGAAAGTGTTGGGGTCGTTTTTGAGTAAACAAGCCAAAGTGGATGATCTTCTTAAAATGTTACCAGGTAATCCGAAATTCGTTGAGAGTTTTGTCCAACCCATTGGAAAGAGTTTTGGGGTTTTCGAAGAGAAATTGATGGGGGATCCTTGGCTTAAGAGTGAACTCTTTCTAGGTCAAGATGAAGAGATGGCTGATGAGCAAATGGCAGAGTTCATAGAGCAGCAATCCTGGTTCAAGACCCACCTCCCAAAGTGTGAACGTGAGACGCTCCGCACCAGATGGGTGCACCGGATAATGGCAAAGGAAGATAGAGAATTCCACTTTAAAGACCTTAGAACAGAGCAATTTGCTGATGATCATGGGAAAAATAGAGGTGCTCGGCTCACTAACGCCGCAGAACGTTTTGAAAGCATATATCCCAGGCATAAAGCTTCCGACACACTTACCTTCTTAATGGCGGTGAAGAAAAGGCTTAGGTTCTCGAAACCACATGTCGAGTGCGCAAAAATCAAGCAAGCGGATATGTTCGGGCCCTTCCTGTTGAAGGAGTTCTTAAAGAAAGTACCACTGCCCAATAGAGGCCGCCCTGAGTTAATGGCAGAAGCAGTAAGGGATTTTGAGCTAAAGAAGATTAGCAAGAGTGGGGCCACTATTCAGAATCACGCAGGTCGAAGTTGTAAAGATTGGCTAATCGATCTAGGTTTGGTTTTTAGTAAGTCCCAACTCTGCACCAAATGGGGTAATAGGTTCATCAAAGCGAAAGCTGCGCAGACTATAGTTTGTTTCCAACATGCTGTACTTTGTAGATTCGCCCCTTACATGCGTTACATCGAAAAAATTCTAGCCGAGGCATTACCAAGAAACTTGTATATCCATTCTGGCAAGAGTTTGGAGGAACTTAATGAATGGGTAAAGATTGCCAAATTCGAGGGCATTTGCACTGAATCGGATTATGAGGCTTTTGATGCGTCTCAAGATCATTATATCATGGCGTTTGAGGTTAGCTTAATGCGATACCTTGGCTTACCAGTGGACCTCGTAGAGGATTACAAGTTCATCAAAACTCATCTTGGTTGCAAGTTAGGAAACTTCGCTATCATGCGCTTCTCTGGAGAAGCTAGCACTTTCCTGTTCAATACCATGGCGAATATGCTTTTCACATTTCTCAGGTATGATTTGAATGGATCAGAATACATATGCTTCGCTGGTGATGACATGTGTGCCTCTAAAAGATTGCGCGTGAGTGATAAATTCGAGGGTTTCTTGAGCAAACTCAAGTTGAAGGCAAAGGTGGATTTCGTGGCTAGCCCCACCTTTTGTGGTTGGAACTTGGTTAATTTCGGCATATACAAGCTTCCACAGCTAGTTTTCGAGCGTATGTGTATAGCAAAAGAGAGAAACGTTCTAGCTGATTGTATTGATAATTATGCTATTGAAGTGTCTTATGCCTACAAGTTAGGGGAACTTGCCACAAATCACATGGATGAGGAAGAGATGGAAGCTTTCTACAACTGTGTTAGGGTCATTATCAAGAATATGCACATCATGAAATCTGACGTAGCTGATATTTTTAGAAATAATTCCTGTTAATTGGGTTTAGGTCTGCACCCTAAAGTTTTGATAGTTGTATGGATGTGTTGTTTAATGTGTTAGAATTGTGTGGTTTCACTAGATCGTCTATACGAGTAGGTAATCCTGTAGTTATCCTAGCTGTACCTGGTGCTGGCAAAACAACTTTTCTACGTCGTTTACTCCTTGAAGATACCAGGTTTATTGGTTGCACCTTTGGCATCCCTGATCCACACGGGGTCACAGGAAGGCATATTCTAGACGCAAGGACTCTGGGGCCTGTGGAAGAAGGGAAGTTGGTTTTAGTTGATGAGTTTCAAAGAGGAGATTATAAAGCTCTTAACCCTTATGCTATCCTTGGGGATGTTGCTCAGTTTTGCCTCGCTCCAAATCTAGTAATTGAAGCTAATTGGTTCAAATCATCCAGTCATCGTGTGCCATCCGTTGTGTGTGATTTACTCAACACCCTAGGTTTCTCAATAACCGGCTCTTCAGTCGGTGAATTACACATTCTAGGGTTATTTGAGTCCGATCTGAGGGGCACTGTTATAACTTACGATCCCGAGATCTGCCAACTTTTAACTGATCATGCTTGTGAGCATACCTCTTTAGAAGCTTGCGCCGGAGTTGAGTTTGAGGAAGTGTCGTTACTTTTGAACGGGCCGGTAATACCAGCAAGTGATCGTGCTAAATTTTATCTGGCTGCCACCAGGGCGTCCAAGGTGCTAAATATTTTCTTGCCCTTCATCTCAGAATTGTCTATTGCTGGACATGCCTCTGACTCCACCACCTGATTATTCAAAAGCAGTGCTATCTATTTGTGTGGGACTAGGCTTAGCCGTGGTGCTTTTTACGGCAACGAGAAGCACCTTGCCACACGTTGGTGATAACATACACCACTTGCCACACGGGGGATTATACAAAGACGGTACTAAAACAATAGCTTATGGTCAACCTGGTGGGGGTAATCTAACTAGAGATACTTTTGTAAGAACTCCTGCACCTTTGTTCCTTGTTATCGGGCTTGTGTTGCTTATTACGTGGTTGTCTATCCGGGATTCAAGGGTAAACAGGGGTCATTGTAGTTGTGTGCGTAGTTAGTATGACCTTGAATAGGTTTACGTACTTAGCTTTGGGTGTTTTGAGTTGTGTTATAACCTTCACTATTCTTAGCTTTTCTAGCAATCGTGATAGTCAGTGTGTAGTTTATTTAACTGGTCATAGTGTAACTATATCAGGTTGTGAGTTCACTCAGGACTTCATAGAGTACGCCAAGCACTTGGACGTTCTGAGGGTCTAGCCTCAGTCCTGCGTTGCAGTTTAACTGAGTACTTTTAGGTTAACAAGTGTGTGTATTGATAATATTATAGAGATGTCAGAAACTGCTGAACAGAAAGCTCTTAGAGAGGCTAAAAACAAGATGGATGCCAATACTGGTGGCAGTGATGTGCTGGAATTCATCAAGGATGAGGAGAAACTGCAGGAGAATCTGCTTAAGCGTTTCCAGAAGCTGAAGGAATTGAAAGTCAAGAGTTTGAGCAGTAGCGTGGTGGTCAATGGTGGTTGGGAAGATGGACGTGTACGCCTGCCAGTTAGTGATAAGATGAAGGTAGATCCCTCGAATGTTTTCTCAAGCCCCACTTTGGACGATCTGCAAAAGCTAGGCTGGCGAGCAGAGTCAAATGCCTGTGCAACAGCTGAG